CAGGAAACAAGTTATGGTATGTCTGGTGTTCATCCCTTAATGCCTCGACGCTATAATGCATGTCGTACTTCACTGCGTCCGCCCCAACAGCGACCGGATCTTCGAACCGGTCCCATTTCATCTTCAGCTGGCGTGCGCTATCCTCTGCATTGAGTCCCTTAATGACCGTGTGGTCGGCGACTGATTCAAATACTTTGTTGATAGCCTGGTATATGGGTTTTTCTGCGTGTTTTAAAAATCGTCCCAGTTCCAGGTTGTAACGCGGCGTGCGCGGATTGATCCCACGCGGTGCCTTGTCCAAGTTTTGCTTCTCCATCTTCGGGAACATGTGTAGTGCGGCGTCAAATTTATTCAATGGTTCCCTAGCCAATGAGATCATGGCGTCGGTGTACAGCCGCTTCTTCGTGCCGGTATAGCGGTCAACAACTTGCTGACGGCTGAGCCGGGGTAGTCGAGGCAGATGCTTTTTGAGTTCCTCTTCAAACCGCTTAAAATGCATATTCCTAAAGGCACCATCCGCGACGGGCAACGCTCTTCTATAACTACCATCATCCTGCAAGCAGAAAAAATAGCGTTCAGTCAGCGCCCGTGCTATGGTGTCTACACCGTTATTGTAAACTCCGAGGTTGTGATCTCGGCCAAACCCCGCAATGATGTTATACTTGCGTAGTTTGTTTGGCTGCCCGTTCCTGTGTATGCACAACTTCCCGATACGTTCTTCGACAACTCTACTCGCCAGTTCGTCGTTGACTTTAGTCTCGGTACCATACACAGTACGCGGGCGTCCTCAACATGTGGTCGGCGCCGGCTTCGGGCTTCCGCCCATTGCCTCTGCCAACCACTTTGGAAGACGCGACCGCGTTGTCGCCAGATGGTCCATAACACCCTCATTAAAGAATGTGTTGATGACCCACTGGTGATGGGTAGCAGCGTCGACATTGCGGATGTCGGTCTCACGACACAGTTTCAGGTACTCACGTTCAATCAGCAGGCGGTTCGCATCTGAGCCGCTCATGTTGCCGAATTTCATTCTGAGTGCACACGTTACTGCTGCCACGAACCTCGGTATTACCTTGGCTACGTGGTCACATTCAACGTGCTCCTTGTGTTCATCCTCAGCTGTATCCGTCCCAACCGACACCCCAACGCGTGGTGGCTCTGGTGCCGGTGGTCCCTCAATCATCAAGTACGGCCCTCGTGGCCGGTGATGTGCTAAGTCTGGTCGTGGTCCAGGAATATTCATGCCATAGAACTCGTTGATCTCGTCCACTCTACGCTGTTCCATTTCTTGCACTATTTCCATCCGCTCGCGATGATGCCTCTCTTCTTGCTCGAGTTGCTGTCTCTCCAGTTCGATCTGCGCCTCCTCGCGCTTCCTCTCTTCTTCAGCCTCTTCTCGTTGCTCTCGTGCAGCCTCCCTCTCTAGGGCAGCGTCCCGCGCCAATCGACGCAGGTCGTACCCCGTATTCTCATAGATATCCAGTGCCGCATCAGTGACCGCCTTACGCCCGGTCCCCCGACGATGCATCGTCATCTCCCTTCTCACCTCATTTCGTATTGCTGCCTCCGTCTTTAGATCAACTAATATCCGGTCATCGCACACACAGCAACACCACCGCACCAATTTTACGTTCACGAAAAGCCAGGCAAAAATGCCGCGCGTCTCCGACCAGCTGGACAGGCTGGCCGGAGCTGTAGTCTCGAATAATTGTATAGTTGTGGTCATGGTAAGGAAGGAAAGAATTGGGTTTGTTCGCTTCCAAGGCGCCGCTTCTGTACGTGTTGCTACGTGGTATAACTTTAA